AGGTGCGTCAATGCCTGCGAGCCGTATGCGTTGCTTCTTCAGCCACACGTCAAACCCCAGATCAATGTCCACATCAATGGTATCGCCATCAACAACACGAACTAGCACAGCTTTGTAGTGGTACAACTTACACCCCTCGAACAGTTGTTATTTTTTGTTTGACCACGCTTGAGCGCCGAAGAACGCTGCCAGTATACCTGCAACCGACACGAAATAGACCGCAGCCATGTCGCCCAGAATCTTCGCAGCTTGCGCCAGCCCGAAAAGCTCTGACGCGACCACCAGCGACGGGTACAGAAGCATTCCCCACAACGCAAACCAACTCATGGCGCGTTGTGCATCCGCACGTTCATGTTGCAGCCGCAGCTCTTGCAGTTCTTTACTGGTTTTCAGCTCTTCATCTGTGACGATACCGTCGCCATCAGCGTCGTATTCAGCGTATTCGCTGGATTCCTCTAGCCGTTTAGCTGTCATCTCAGTCCCATGTCCTTGTGTTCGCCGCAACCCGTTTCGGTATGCAATAAGCCGTTATGTTTTCTTGCATCTGGTAACGGTTGTTTATCTTAGTTTTACCTGTGCTGACGTAGTACGCAAACGTGTTACACCGTGTGATGTCGCGGAAGTAGAACTGATCTTCTATCGGCTCTCCGTTCACGACCACGACAAGCAAAAAAGCCATCATCGCGTTAACCAACCAAGCAGTAGCCCCAGCGTCATCGGTAGAAGAATCAACAAGACGCCAAAGATAGCGGCGTATTCTTTAACCTCTTTCCAAAACTTCTTCTTCCGAGCCGCTGCTCTAGCCAACTCAAGCTGCTTTTGCTTACGGGCTTCCGCCATTGCCTGCATGGCCTCTTGGTATAGCTGCCCGTTGCCGGATACGGTAAACAGATCCTTGATTTCACGCATGGTTTGTTGGATCTGCTTCTTGGCTAGTGCCGCCTTTACAGCGTCCGCCTCTGATAGCTTGCCTTCATTTTGAGCGCGTTGAAGCTCTACCTCTGCACCGCCTAGCGCGGATAGGAAGCCCGAGATGGATTGGATGTCGTTGGTGGTCTCAGCGACCTGCTTGATCGCGCTGGTGGCCGCGTTTACGCCAGCCACGATAGCCGCGATTTCGCCAATCATGGTCAGCCGCCAATGAAGAACTGCGGCAGCGCCGCCGTTGCGATAAGCGCATACAGCCCGTAGATCATCATCTCAAGGCGATCAAACCGCTTGCTTCCAGCGTCCAGCCGCCTTTCGATGCCTTGGTAGCGTATAGCGCACTCTTTTTCGTGCGCTTCGATCTTTGCGATAGCCTTCTCCGTCGGGGTCATACCGATATACTCACTCTTTGAGTTGGCGCAAGTGGTTGCGCCTCTACCTTGTTACCTTCTTTGGTGTAGACGGTCGGGATGATCGTCTCGACAGCTTCCCGCACAGTCTCACCCTCGGCACCCGTCCGCAGGCGCTCTTGCTTCTGAACCGCTATCTGCTTCCAGCTTACCTGAGCAGTGTCGCTGACTGACCCTATGTCCACAGGGTGCTACTTGTCTTCAGACTTCCAGACGTTGAAAGCTAGGATATTCATGATCCGATACGCTTTCTTCGCCCATTCGTTGTTCGGCGGGGACGTTGTAGCGCAGAGCACTGCTGACAGTGCTATGGCAAAGGTCACGCCATGAAATACGTCGATTATTAAACCCATGCTAATCTCCTAGCTATGCGAAACAATACCATCCTGTCACAATATACTTTTCTTGTGTAGGGGATGGTATTCCTCTGTGCCTGTGCGTCCAATCAGTCGGCCAAATCAAAGTCATTCCCTTGCGTGGTTTTATCTTTAGTTTTTGATAAAAGAACTCAGTCTCTCCTCCATCAGAAACATCGTTAAGATATGTCATAAATACTAGGTGTCTGTTCCAAGTTTGCGGAGCGTCTCTTTCAAAATGCCAAGCATGGTAGCCGCCTCCCTTTGAGTATTTTTGTATTTGGCAAGGTTCAAGACCCAGAGTAAAAACAGGAACGTCGTTAGCCGCCTTAAATTCCTGTAGATATGCGTCTAAGCATTTTTGTAGCTCTGCGTTATAGTCTAGAAAAACGGAATCATCCCAATGTAAATTTTTTTGCATACAGTCTTTAGAAGACTTATCGACTACAATCTTTCCCTCACCCGAGGCCACCACCCCTTCATATACTTTTCCAGTTGCAAGTCCTTCTGGGTCATCCATAAAATTAATTAAATCGTCACATACAGTAGAGTCACTTAACATATAAGCGCCAATGAATGACGGGTGCCTGTCTTTCGACAAACAGACAGGCGTTACATTCATAGAATTACACTTCTACCCATTGACCGTTATCTTCATCCCACTCGTGTAAGCCCTCGTCAGGATAAGGTACTGGCGGTTCCCACAAACAAGTGTCTTCATCCAACGTCCAACTAGGAAAGGGCTTGGGAGGAATAAATGCGTCACGCACTGAGTCGTATGTAAACCCAATACCAGCGTAGTTTTTACGAAAAGCCACCCCACCATCAGGCAGGCCGTCCTCGCCATGATGTACCCCGAATCGAGTGTTGTAGCTGGTTCGCTTTGCGCCGTAATACTCTTCCCAGCTTGAACAACCTGATGGAAGACTGTCGTTATCGTCTTCATCTTTGCCGACATGCACCTGAATGACGATGTTGTCACTATCTAATACTGCGTAATGTGCCATAATTTTTAAGTCACCGTAAATGTAACAGTGTCGCGAGAGCAAGCTTCTATAATATGTTTAGTTATATCGCTGCCACTGGTGTGCGTTGAATTAATAGAAACTCCAGCAGAGAAAGTTGCTGTGTGCGTGTTTGGATAGCGCAACCAAATAGACCCACTGCCGCCTTGTGCCCCACCAGTATAATTGAAGCTACCGCTGTTAGAGCTGCCACCCGTCCCAGCGCCACCCCCGCCGCCCCCGCCTCTTCGTCCGTATCCGCTGGCCGAATCGTGGTTGGCGTTATAACTTGTCGCCGCGCCGCGCCCGCCACCGTAAGTTGCATTAGACCTTTGATTGCCTTGCGTGCTGCCACCACCACCACCACCACATACTAAATTGTAATTGTTCGCGGTGCTGGCTATGATACTGTTAATGTCTACTCCAGTACCGCCATTCCCCGGCCTAGTGCTGTTACTACCCTCTCCAGTGCCACCCGCACCGCCGCCGCCAGCACCATAAGCATAGCCACTCACGCCTACGCCACCGTTATATCCTTGCCTTGGCGGGCCTGCTACCCCTGTTCCTGCCGCTCCACCATAGCCGCCACCGCCGCCAGAGCCTCCGTCTCGACCATCCTCACTGCCGCTGTTGCTGCCGCCTCTGCCTCCACCACCGCCGCCTGTAACCGTACCTATAGGGGTAAAGACTGAGTTGCCGCCGTTGTAACCGT